ACAAATAAAGGTTGAAGATGGTATTATTAGAGATGCTCGTTTCAAGACATACGGATGTGGTTCCGCAATCGCTTCTAGTTCACTCGTTACAGAATGGGTTAAAGGAAAAACATTGGATGAAGCGGGTAGTATTAAAAATAGTGAAATTGCTGAAGAGCTCGCTTTACCACCAGTAAAAATACATTGTAGTATACTAGCAGAAGATGCCATCAAGGCCGCAATAGAAGATTATAAAAAGAGACACACAAATGAGTAAAGCACAATACGACATATCAAAACAAACAAACTATCTAAAACGTAAGATGTTTTTAGATGAAGCAGGTCCTGTTACCGTTCAACGATTTGAAGAAGTAAAATATCCTAAGATAACACGCTTTGAAGAATTAGCACGAGGCTTCTTTTGGGTACCTGAAGAAATTAGTCTTACTAAAGATAAGATTGATCACAAGGAGGCATCGAATGCTGTTAAACATATTTTTACTTCTAATTTGTTGCGCCAGACTGCTCTGGACTCCATTCAGGGTCGTGCGCCTGCGCAAGTTTTTGGACCAGTCATATCGATTCCAGAATTGGAAGCCTTAGTAAGTAACTGGTCATTCTTTGAAACTAACATTCACAGTAAAAGTTACAGTCATATCATTCGTAACGTATATGGTGTGCCTAAAGAAGAGTTTAATAAGATTCACGAAACACAAGAAATTGTTAGTATGGCATCCAACATTGGAAAGTACTATGATAATTTACATCAGTTAAATTGTGCTAAAGAACTTGGACAGGAAATTCTCGAGAGCACTTACATACGTGCTATTTGGTTAGCTCTTAATGCCAGTTACGCATTAGAAGCTTTACGCTTTATGGTATCATTTGCCACAAGTCTAGCAATGGTAGAAAACAAGATCTATATTGGTAATGGAAACATTATCAGTTTGATTCTACAAGATGAACTATTACATACTGAATGGACTGCTTGGTTAATCAACAATGTTATCAAAGACGATGAACGCTTTATCAAAGCCAAGGAAGAGTGTGAAGCAGAAATATATCAAATGTATATGGATGTTATCCGTGAAGAAAAAGAATGGGCTACATATTTGTTTAAGTTAGGTCCAGTTATTGGATTGAACGAAGTTATCCTAAGTGATTTTGTTGACTACACAGCCTTTGTACGTTTGAAAGAAATTGGTATTAAGTATCAAGCTGATCATCCGCGCCAGAGTCCTATTCCTTGGTTTAACAAGCACGTAAATATCAACAAGAAACAAACAGCGTTACAAGAAAACGAGTCAACTAACTATGTTATCGGTGTTATGTCCGACAATGTTAGTTTTGAAGAACTCCCAGATCTATAAGGAAATAAAATGAAAGCAATCGTTTACTCAAAATATAACTGCCCCTATTGCGATCAAGCAAAAAATCTGTTAAAATCAAAGGGTATTGTATTCGAAGAGCGTAAGATCGGAGATGGATATACTAAGGAAGATTTATTGGAAGCTGTTCCAAATGCTCGTACAGTTCCACAAATCTTTATTGATGATAAACTTATTGGTGGTTTCACCGAATTGAAAGAACACTTAAAATGAAAAAAGTAGGATTTTCGGCTAGTCGTTGTATTCGTGACATTGTAGAAGAAAAAGTAGATATCTACGATGTTGTGTCTATTACTACAGGTACCATGTGTGAAGATTTCGCACACTGGATTCAAGTAATGGAAGCATACATGCAAGTTGAACAATGGGATAGCCGTAGTCTAGCAGGACTTGATAGAGATAAAGTTTTAAAAGTCGCGACAGATCTGTGGGAAACTGGAAAAATACATCAACCGCGACTTGTTGGAGCCCATCGTACTTCTAGTCCTCATGTTTGGATGGATCTAGTACACACTAGCGAAGATAGAGAAGCAAGCCCTGCGTTACGTAGTGCTTGGGATAGAGCGCAGATGGTTGAGACACTAATTACTGGAGAGGATCCTTTGAATCCTCAACAACCTAAACCATCATCATTCTATAACGATGATTTTTAATGTCACATTGGCCTAGCGGTAAAGTAACAGTACCAGTACCTTCATATCAGTATAGTACTGGTACTATAACAATAACATCAACTGGTACATCCTCTTGGGGATCGTTGACTAGTGCTGTACTTGTTAATAGTGGTAGCAGTAATAATTGGGCCACTATTAGTAATGGAATGACGCAACCATCTTTACAGGTTACAGGTAAGGCTACCTTCGATGATGATGTAACTATCAAAGGTGTTAGTCTAATCGAAACATTAGAAAAAATAAATGAACGTCTTGCTATACTTGTTCCAGATCCGGAAAAGTTAGAAGAATTCACAGCCCTTAAAAAGGCCTACGAAAATTACAAACTATTAGAAGCATTATGCTATAAGGATAAAAAATGAATCCACAAGAACTCATACAACTTATTGACGGTAAGAACTCTTGCGTTCCTCCACATAAGTTATATAATTTATGGGATATTGTTCAGCGCATTCCTGAAGGTGATATATTAGAGGTAGGAACATGGCGTGGAGGTACGGCATTGATGCTTGCTTCTTCGGCAGCAACACATAAACCAAAATCGCATGTCTATGTTTGCGATACTTTTGAGGGAATTGTGTTAGCAGGCCCTAACGACAACTTTCATAAAGATGGAGACTTTGGTGGTAGCACTTCTAAAGAGCTTGTTGAAGAATTGTTAGGAAGTAAAGGACTTACTAATTTTTCAGTACACAAAGGGATCTTTCCTAGAGACACTGGGGATCAAATTAATACAAAAGGTTTATCATTAGTTCACGTTGATGTAGATGTGTACGAAGGACACATTGGAATCTTTAAATGGATTCAAGATAAACTAGTAATAGGTGCCGTTGTTATATTCGACGACTACGGTAGTCCAACTTGTCTAGGGGCTACAAAAGCAGTTCACGACTATTTCGACGAACGAACAGACTTTGATCTTTTTGTATCACAAAACTCAGCATATCATACATTTGCAGTATATAAAGGATAAAAAATGAATGTCAAACTACTCAGTTTCAGCCAGCCAACTGAAGAATTCGCTCGCATGGGCATTGATGACGCACAAGAGCTCATTGCCTATTGCGCCCGTGTCTCCAATCCAAGCAACCAATTTAACACTGAAACGTCAGAGAAGCTTATACGATATCTTATCAAGCACCAACACTGGAGTCCGCTCGAAATGGTGTCCGCTTGTATCGAAATCACAACAACTAGAGACATCGCAAGACAAATACTTAGACATAGATCCTTTAGTTTCCAAGAGTTTAGCCAACGCTACGCCGACCCAACGAAAGATCTTAATTTCGTACTTAGAGACGCAAGGTTACAGGATCACACAAACAGGCAAAATAGTCGACCTCTCGATCTAGAAGACGACCATCATCGGCAAATTGCCTATCAGTGGGAAATGCTACAAATGGATTTGACTAAGAAAGCCAAAGAAGTTTATGAATGGGCTATTCTAAAAGGTATTGCTAAAGAACAAGCTCGTGCTGTACTACCAGAAGGACTTACAGAAAGTCGTTTGTATATGAACGGTACACTACGTAGCTGGGTACACTATATTGAATTACGTTCCGCAAATGGAACACAACTAGAACACCAAGAAATCGCTATTGCTTGTGCTAAAGTAATCGCAGAAGTATTTCCGATGGCCGCAACATTATAAGGACTAACATGTTACTCAAAAAACCAATCACAGCAGGATCTGTTGTAAGCATTAAAATTATTAACGGTGACGAGATCATTGCTCGTTATGAAAGCGAAGATACCGATACAGTTACAATCAATAAGCCGCTAGCACTTACTATGGGCGCACAAGGACTAGGAATGATTCCTTGGGTATTCTTAGGCGATGCTGATACAGTTACTTTACAGAAAAGCCATTTGTTCTTTGTTATTCCTAGCAAGAAAGATGCCGCAGATCAATACATGCAAGGTACTACTGGTATTGCCCTAGCGTAAATACTAGATGTTAGACATCACTAGTGGTTCCGTCAATTTCGCAACACCGTTTAGTACAACAATAACGGTAGAAGTCAGTACGGACGATGGAACAACTAGTCCTGTTACAGAAACTCCAACAGTAGTCGCAAGTGCCACAGATCCCGGAATCACTATTACAACTGCTCCAGGTACTGTTACAATATCTGGACAGTATAATTCAATTATCTCGACAACATGGCACTGGTTAGATTTTAACTCAATTGTCCATTCTGACCCAAGTCCACCACCTGCTGGTAAGTACAAAAAGATAGTAGGCGTTGATAGTCCAGCAAGTCGTACAGCAACCTGTACATATACAATTACTACAACAGCCACTAACGATACCTATACTGAAACGATAACACTACCTAGTTATAGTGTTATTGCTAATCTACTAAAATCACTATTAGGAGGTACATCATAATGGCACAACCAGTTACACGCTTAGGCGATAAAACAACAGGGCACGGTCCTTATAAACCAAGACCAGCCACAGGAGCAAGTCCCGATGTATTTGTTAATGGAATTGCTGTTAATAGACTAGGGGATACTTGGGCACCACACGGAGGAGATCCTGCTTATAGAGGAGATCCTCATCCTGGCCAAATTGGTAATACTACTGCGGCTTCTGGAACAGTATTTGTAAACGGAAAAGCAATTACTCGAATTGGTGATGCTGTTGAAGCTGATACAGTAGCCGCAGGTAGTCCAAACGTAAACGCAGGCTAAATATTTTTATCGTTGACTGCAAAACTACATAGTAGTTTGGGTAAGTGAGAGTCTTATCAGGAGTGCGAGGGACACAGGGGAGTTGACGAATCCCTCAATTAATGCTATAATATAATTTTACAAAGAGAGGTTATTATGGGTGCAAGACGGATAACTAGAATATTAAAAGGGCCAAAAACACCTAAGCCAAAGACTGTAAGGGCAATGGCTAAACGTGCGGCTACTAGGAAGCGTAAATAAAGATTATTGCTGTATGAAGCAAAGAGAAAGGTGTTCTGGACGCGAGTTCGAATCTCGCCATCTCCACCTAAGTGTATTGAGGTATATTTAGGTGGGGATGAATTTGGTTTCGACAGGGCAAGGAGTATTGAAGTGGACAGCTCGGCAAAGCAGAAGCCGTAGGGTTGGGGGAACCCGGCCGTAGAAGCAAAACAACGTAAATGCAAACGACGAACAGTTTCTAATGGTGGCCTGAAAAGGCTAACCGGGGTAGGATATACCTAGCAACAGAAATCACCAAAAGGCTACTTCGGTAGCCTTTTTTATTGTATAATATAAGCACACACAGCAACAGGAGGTCTTATGGATATTCAATTTAACATTAGAAACAGCGACACAAAATTGTTTATTGGAAATGTAGTTAAGTATTTTGAACAAGACCTTAAACTTAAAAATAGCAAATGGACTTTGGATGTGCGTACCAAACGAGGAATGAGACTCGAAGATGGTACTAGAGGATGCGTTACATACGTTGCTCCAAAATATCTAGTAATGGTTTTAGATTCTGGACTAGACTTAGAACGCTTAGTGCTTACCATAGCACACGAAATGGTACACGTTAAACAATATGCTCGTGGACAAATCAAGCATAAGTTAGGGCAAAAAACAAGATATTGGATGGGCAAACCTGTTCGCAAGAGCTATTACAAACAACCTTGGGAAATTGAGGCATTTAGCAAAGAGCGCATTTTGGCAAATAAAGTTTTCCAAATTCTTAATTCCTAATTTACAAGCACTCTAAAAGGTGCTATACTAAATACAAATAGCAACGAGATAGACTCAAAGCTGACATTTATTGAAAGGATTTTTCAATGTCTAAGAAATACGATACCCTAGTCCTTATTGGACGTTTTCAACCCATACACAACGCTCACCTTGAGATTATCAAACGTGCCACAGCACTTTGCGATCAGTTGGTGATTGTTACTGGTAGTGCTAATCAACCACGCACTTATAAAAACCCATTTACTTCCGGGGAACGCAGATATATGATCAAGGCCGCGGCAGGCGGATTGAGTATGCGTATCAATATCGAACCAAACCCAGATACAATTTATAACGACCAAGCATGGGCAGTCCGTGTTCAAGCCCTAGTAGCTAAACATACCAAAGGCGGTGAACGTATAGGTATTATTGGTCACAAGAAAGACGACAGTTCATTCTACTTAGATATGTTCCCACAATGGGGATTCGAAGACGTAGAACTTATTGAGTTCCTGTCAGCTGTTGATATTCGTGATTTATACTTTAAGCGTGATGCCAACATGTCATTTATTAAAGGAGTTGTGCCTGAAAGTACTTTTGAGTTCCTCAGAGCCTTCAGAGCTGAACCAGCATACGAACAAATTATTCGTGAGCGTGAATTCATTGCTCAATACAAACAACAATACGCAAGCCTGCCTTATCCGCCAATCTTCGTTACAAGCGATGCGGTTGTGATTCAATCGGGCCACGTGTTAATGATCAAACGCCGTTCAGAACCTGGAAAAGGTTTGTGGGCATTCCCAGGCGGCTTTGTAAA